GGGTTGCCCTAACCCGTACCCACTTATTCATATTGGCTGATTATGTTTACAGCCTGCAGCGCCATTGGCCCGGTCACTTCGTCTTGCATGATTACGGGCATAGCACACTACCCACGCTTTCCGTGTGTTACCCAACACCGTGCAACCGGTGTAAGTCTGTGGCTAGTCCAACCGCTAGGCGGTGGCTAGAAACTTTATGATTGTTGGCATTTGGTTAGGTCGCCATACCTGCACTATGCAGGCCGACAAGTCCAACCGGGCTAACCATTGCTCTTGCTGTTTGCTTAAACGTCCTATGTCGGTTTTAAGTTCTGCGAAAACTAGCACACCCTTTGGGCTTAATAGCACCAAATCGGGAAAGCCGCTATTTCCTTGTATGTGTGTTGCCCATTGGCCGCGCCTGTTCATTGCGGGTAGGTCATGGTGTACAAACCACCCGTAACGCGTCGCTATTTCAATGACGCTGTTTTTAAATGCGGCTTCTAGCATTAATCGGCTTCCTTAGGTTGCCATACTTTTAATTTGTCAATCATTTGCGTAGCCTGTTCGGGCGTGAGCGTTTCAAGCGTTACGGCGTCGCTATTTAAAGTTACGGCTATGTAGTCATGTAGCGCGGCTTCGTCAAACCCTGCACCCTTGGCTAATGACTTAATAAAATAAATCTGTTTTTGGCTTGCGCTTTTAGGGTGGCTTGTAACCTGTTCGCGTCGTATTGGTGCTATTTGTGCGTCCGGTTTCTTAGGGTCTTGCCGCGCTTCAATTTCATTACGGCTAGCAATGCTTTTGCTAATGCCAAAACCCATGTAACCCAATGCACGGCCTAACGCGCTTGTCATACCAACCATAAACTCACTATTTTTGGTGTACGGGGTTTTGCCGGGGTATGGTTCGGCTGCGGTTGCTATTGCCGGTATTGGGTCGGTTTCGTCGCGCCAAACGGTAACGGTGCAACGGTAAAACGTGCTTCCGTCAGGCATAGTCACAACCTCTGCAGCTGTTTCTTGTATGCGTAGGTTTGGGTGCTTTAGCAATGCTTCTTTTAGGCGTGTTGGTACGTCTACGTAGTTGTCTATGTTAAATGCCATGTTTGTAAGCCGCCTTTTTGCAGGTTCCGGGGTGGAAGTAAAGAGTACGTAAATGTGTTTTAGCGGCTTTGTAGGCGTATGTAGTTACACCGCATTTTGGGCAAGGTCTCACGTCGGGTTTGTCTTTCATGTCGGGTTATATTGCTGCAGGTAATGTACTCATTGCGTGTAACAAAGTTTGTGGCGTTTTAAAACATGGCAACGGCATATATGGTGCCCACCGGTCAACTTGCATAGTTTCATATAACGTATTCCAACCGCGCAAAACTACCGCTTTGTTTTCTTTGTCTAAAGTTGCTAGTACGTATATTGCCGGCTTGTCAAAATCGCGGGTAAGTAGGCAACCGTTTGGGCGTGGTGTTGTGCGTACCTCGTAACGTCCTACGTCGTTAGCTTTAGGGTTATATGGTTCGTAACCCCAATAAACGTTAAGGTATTTCGCTAAAGCAAATTCACCTAACGCGCCTATTTTGTCGGGCAAAGTGTTTTTAAATTCGCCTACAAACCGGTCTTGGTGTTGGTTGCTTTTAGCGTTTTCGTGGCGTAGTTCGGCTACTGCGTATGCGTAGTTTATTTCCGTCGGGGTTAAATAAACGATTGACATTTAGCCGCCTAATGCCTCTATTGCTTCGCTAACGGTTTGCCATGCTTCCTGTTGGCCGCTTAAATCTAGGTCTACTGCTAAATGCTTTAAACGTCCGATTAGTTCGGCGTGTTTAGGTTTGTACGGAATATGTGCAGGCCTGCATATTTCATCTATTAAATTTGTTAGTACGGCTTGGTGGCGTAGTAACGCGTTTTGTGTCGGGTCTAACATACGTCGGGTTTCCTCACTTAGTGTGTTGTCGGGGTAGGGTTGCTCTTGCATTTAGTTTGCTGTTTTCCATGGTAGCCAACCGGAGTTACGCCAAATGGCAACCATGGCTTTAGTGTTGGTTGTCGGGTCGTAAAGGTCGTTGCACGTTGAAACAATGCTTTTAGCTTGTAACCAACCAATAGGCCAATTGCTATTTGGCAGGCACCAAAAGCCGTTAATTTGGTAAATGCCATAACTACCGCTATTTGGGTCGTCTGCGTTGTATGCGTCGCTTGTGCACCTGCTCTCACGTACTGCCACCCGTAGCGCTGTTTCTATTTCGCTAGGCGGTAAACCCTCTGCCAATGCCAACGTGGCTACCTGTGTGCAGGTGTTGACATATGCAGGCACCGTGGTTGTGGTTGTGGTTGGTGGCAGCGAAGCCGGTACAACCTGTGTATTTTCGGTTGGGGCCTGTGCATTGCCGGGGCTGAAAACTAATAAAACGCCAATAATTAGCGCTATTGCGCCTGTGGTTATCTTGTGGGTAATCATTTTGCTACTTCCATTTGGTAGGGGTTTCCCCATGTTCCGGTAGCCGGGCTTTTAAACGCTAGTTGTACGTGTATTACGTCGTTTGTTTGTGGGTCTCTAAAAATTTGCACCATGGCCTTTTGGCCGGCGGCTAGTGAGGTTATAAAACACTCATAGTTAAAAAACTGTATTTCATTCATGGTAAAAGGCTTTCCGTCGGTAAAGAAAACCCTAGCCAACGATTGTTACGCGGTTGTGGATACTCCAAACACCGCTTGAAATATGGTTTTTACGGCTTCCGGATTATCTGCCATAGCCGGGCTTAGTTCTATGTGCCACCAATCGCCGCCGGGTGCACCGGAAACGGTTTTAGTATCGTAGGCTTTCCACGCTTGACGGTCACAACGCCAAGCACGGCCAAACGGTTGTGGCCAATAGTCAATAATCATTTGTACGCCAAGTTTGTTTGCGTTGGCTACTACAACGTCTATAAACGCTTTAGAGGCTTGGCGGCCTTGTGCTACGCCTTTAGTATCGGTTTTGCGGTATGACAAGTCCATTGCGCGCCCTGTGGCGTGTACTGACATTGTGCCGGGTTTTCCTTTAACGTCCCTTTGCCCAAATGTGCCATTATTCCAACAGGCACTGTTAGACCATTTAGCAGCTTGTCTTACCCATTCCTCAGTACCGGCACGTTTGCTTTTTGCGGGGCCGTCGCTGTTTCCTATGTAGTCTCGGCTGCCGGGTACGCCGGGTTGGGCTTTAGCCGTCATGGTTAGGCTTCGGGGTTTGCGCCGGGTTTGCTTTTAAGGCCGTTAGAAGCAACAAGGCCGCTAAGTGTGCCAGTAAGAAACACAAGCAACGTGCTTAAAAGGTCAATTAGCTGCGCGTCGGTCGGGGCCTGTTTTTCCGGTTGGTCTACAAATAAAATTCCGTAGATAAATGCAAATACGGTAAACGAAAAGCAAATAGCCATAAGACGGCCTACAAATACGATAAGTGACGCGTGGTGCTGTTCCGGTGTTTTATTCACAACTGGCCTTTGTAAAGCATTGGTATTCAATATTTGTTTTAGAAACTGTGCACCCACTACAACCCCAAACTATTACGGCAATTAAAAGCACGTACCCAATCATATAACGCCATTTCATTACGCGCCCGGCAATGGTGCAGGATTAATAAATTCGCCATACTCGCCTAGGCTTGGGTCAAAATGGCAACCTAGACCGGCGTAAACGCCTCTAAACGAATTGCTGTACGACGTTTGCAACCATAAACCGGGTAAACCTAACGACGCTATAAACGCTTGTCCGACTGGTTCGCTTTCGGGAAAAGGCAAGTTTTCAATAGTGTCGTTGTTTACTACAATTACGTCGGTAACTACGTTTGTTTCGCTGATTTGTGCAAAATGTGCCATTAGAAAGTAATGCTTCCTGAGCCTGTAAATGTGTATACGTGGAAACCTGCACGGGAAATACCGCTATACGTTGGGCTACCTGTTGTTGCGGCTGCTTGGTCAAAGGCTTGCGAATACGCAATTATGACTACACCTGAACCGCCAAAACCTACGCCACCAATTGCAAAAATTGTTCCGCCGCCTGAACCTGTATTTACTGCGCCGTTACCGGCCGGTGTTGCACCGTTTTCACCATTACCGCCACCACCGCTTCCGCCTGCTTGGCCGAAGTTTGTCCAACTTCCACCGCCGCCGCCTGCCCGAAATGTGCTTGTGCCGTTAATGCTTGAAGCAAGGCCCGCACCGCCCACGCCGCCCGTAGAACCGCTAGCCGCGCCACCTACCGCGCCTGCGCCGCCGCCGCCTGCGCCGTTGCTGTTTCCACTTGTTGAAGAAGCACCACCGGTGT